CCACTATTAAATGTAAATATATTATCTCCAGGCTCTAATACAGTTACATTCATTTGCGAATATATCGCTTTTGTTGGATCATCAACAGATGATTGTGATTGATTGCTACCACTACCAAAACGATTACCATATGCTACCGAAAATTGTTGTTCAGAACCTGAGGCTGCTGGACTTGCGTTCCATACTTGATAAAAATATTTCTTCTGTGTATCTGTCTGTGCAGATGATGTGAAGAATGTACTTAAATCGGGAGTATTATTTGACCATATACCGTTAGATATTACTCTTATAATATTAGATCGTATGTCGTTTGACTGAAATGTTGAAAATATGCTCATATGTTTTTATTTTATATTGTTGATGCTTGTATTGTCAAATTAATAGTTACTAAACCACCGGTTTCATTACCAATTAAAGTTAATATAGCAGTTTTATCTCCTTCAGCGGCTGATGGTTGGCGTTTAGGACTAATTCCAAATGATAGCCCAACTACAGATACGCTTCTATTTGTTTGTATATCGCCTATAAATTGCGGTACAGTAGCTGTGTTTGATACTGGTGTATTAATTGCTAAATTAAAGAACTCACCATCTGATAATATTGCTGTATACCCTGCTGTAGCGTTTAACGAACCTAAATTAGTACCTGTTGACCCACCTGCGGTTGTTCTAGGCTGTATAATATCCACTTGGCCTGTGGCTGTAGAATATACATATGATGAATTTGTAACTTGAATTACTGGTATATACTGACTTGTTATAGGTAATGTAATTAATTTATATTTCATTACTTGCGTTTCATCGCTCGTAGCTTCTAATAATGGCATATTTTGTATTACTGTGCCATAGTAATCGCTACCATTTGGATGATCTGGATTCCACAATGTATAATCTACCTCATCGTCAGATAATGCAAATTTTGTAATGTTAAAATCTTGTGAACCTGCTGACAATAACTCTCTTCCTTTTTTAGTTAAAATCGCATCTACGGTTACTGTGGTGTTATCTAAGAATCCCATATTATTTCTATTTTATTAATAAATATATTTTTTTCTGATTTTATTATCTAATTTCTAAATTTCCGGTTGTCCCTAAAGGTTGTGTAAATATCTGTGTACTATTTGCTTGTATTACTGACACTACCGGACCACCATCTACAGTGTCTAAACTTGGTATATTAATGCCTGCACTAACCAATTTAGTTCCCGTAATAAATCCGTCCGACAATGATGTGTTGGTTGTTGTATCCATTACAACACCGGTAACTATATTTGTTGATGTTGTAGGTAATATATATTGGCCACCAATAACTGTCTGTGTACCTATAGGAGAGGCAACTGGGGTAGGTGCTGTACCTTGTGCATTATCGGCTACAGTTCCTGTCATTAGCTGTGCCGCAAATATGTTAGCGCCACCTGCAGGTAATGGGTTATTTATTGCAGACAAGGTTGTTCCTGTTTCGGCATATGTACTACGACCTGCAGTTGGTTTAAATACTGATGCTTCTTCAAGAACTATATTTCTTACTATTCTAGCTTTACTTCTTTCTAATAAGTTTGGTTCTACTAATATACCAGATATCAGATTAGCTCTTGCAGGTACAAACTTTTTAATCTGTCTGAATATTGATAAATCGTATATTTGTAGTGCTCTAAAATATGCTTCAAAGTCATTTTTATTATTATACTTTTTCCAATATTCTGAAGATAAGTCTACTAACGTTTTATAATTATACTCATACGCATATCTAGGGTCACCTATATAATCATCTAAAGATATATACCCCATATGGTTTACGATATCTTCATTAATTCCTGCCTGTGGAGAAAAGAATATACCTAATTTATTTGAATCATTAGAATTTTTATCTAATGATGATATAGTCACTCTCTTATCTGTTTGTAGTGCTGTACCATTTAACGATTGTGATTGTATTCTAATCTTTTCGCTTGATATTACTTTTGAAGTTAAATCTGCATAAAGTGTGTAATATGCATCCTCTACTCCTTCAAAAGGTACACTATTTACGCCCACTCTATTAACGAATATTGCAGATGAGCCGGTGTTTATATTTTGATTAGGGTGATGTGATAACTGTTGTTGGTATCCAAATGTACCATTTACCACCAAATCTTTTCTTGATAATGATGTTCTAAATACTAAATCGTAATACGCAGAAAAATGTTCATTACCATTATATGAATTGGGTGATAAAGTATGATTGCTAATAGCATAATCACTCAACGTACCATACCAATATCTTAATTCTTGATAAAATCCATTAAACTTATTAGAATAATTACCGGATATAGCAGTATTCAATCCACCTTGCCCAAATGCAATATAACTACCAGAAGTCCAGTTTGCATTATATGAGCCGCTTGTTGATACTGTGCTTAAATCTATCGCTGCGCTACCTGATTGTACTATCTTTCCGTAATACCCTCTTTGGTATTTTAATGTATAAGATTGATTGTTAGACGATGTCACATCTGTAGATATGCCTCGTTGTACTGCAGCAGTTATCCAATCATTATTAAATAAATATACATCCTCAATAGACGCGGATAGAAACCCATTACTACCTGACATATATAATGTCAATGTTCCTTGTTTATCTGTTGTACGTTTTAATGTAACTTCAAAGAATGGATTAGCTACTGCTAATGATGCACTTGCATATGCCCATATTACATTTGTTTGATTCCATTGTGTTTGTATCTGTGACCAAGTTTCTCCTGTGAACTGATAATTAACTGAATTCAATCTTAATAATGAATATTCTTGATTATATGCATATGTAAAATTGTCGTCAGTTCTAAATCTAAACTCTATAGCATCCGGGTATTGTGTCGATTGTGTATCAGTACTTCTATTAACTATCGTGCTTGATCTTGGTGAATTTATAGTCGATGATGTTCCTGTTTGTATACCTAATGTAGGTATTGTAGTAGTTGTCGGTCCTGTACTTGTTCCGGTTGATGTTGGAGGTAGTACTAAACTACTAGTTTGATATCCGGCCGGGAGGTCTTTTGTAACTTTTGTGAATGCTTGCCATGGTGTTATGACATAATTTGAATCATCACCTGTAGCTTTATGTGCATATGTAAATATATCATGCACCCAATAAGGAAATAAATCGTTTTCATCAGAAGCGACACCACCATATTCTCGTATATTCAATATACTAGTAGGAATTCCATAACAAGATAATAATGCTTTAATACTTCTTGCAGTTCCCTTTGTCTTATAAAGATATGGTAAGTTATTAATTACTCTTCTCCATACTTCTTTTGTGCCTTGCTCATATGATAATGATTGAATACTACCTGTTTGTATATAACTACCGCTTGTATCAACACCTAATGAATATTTCCAAAGTTCTTGTATGTTTCTACCATTATATACATCTAATCCTAATGATTTAGCTATTCCATATATTAAATCATTAGATACACCATCTCTAGGATTTTCTAATCTAGTATTGATTTTAGTCATATCATTAATGTATGACCAAATAATATCATAGTAATGACCAATCATATCTACAAATAAGATATAATCAGCATTAAATTGGTCATCTTGTAAATGTACAGGAATAGTCTTTCTTAAGCTATGTAAATTATATGAGTCATATGTCTGTGCCTGTTGTAATAAATCACTAAAATATGTTTCAGCTATTGAACTAGTTGTCGATACTTGATTTTCGTATGATATATACGAGTTGGCTACATTTTGTTTAGGCCATGGTAGAATTGATCCTGTCTCAAATGTATATAATTGATATGTGTCATTTGTTTGATAGAATAAATATTTTTCAAAATCATCAAATCCTGAAATAATTTTATTTCTATTACTTTCAGACTCCAATACATTTATATCTAGAAGTGAACCTGTAGAACTATTTAGTACATTAATTCTATTAGTATAATATTCTATTAATTCTAGTTTATACTTAAAATTAGATACTCGTTCTTCAGCAGAACTAAAATGTATAAAGTTTTTAAAGTCTGTATAATCTATATTTAATACTATCCCATCTATACTAGAACTAAAATACTTATTTATTATCTGTTGATTTGTTGCAACATTTGCCGATAATAAATCATTCCAAGATTGTAATGATGTTGCTATACTTTGCGCCTCTTCTATATCAATATCAAAATTAGGACCACGTAGATTGTTACCTAGCTGTTGAACTATTAGATTGATTAATAAGATTTTATCTATTAATGGTTCTATAAGTTCGGTAGCTATCCATAATCTATCATATTCTTGAAATTGTAAATCTAATGGTTGTGACAATTTTACAATAATAGCATATGGGTCTTCTTTAGCTATATTGATTATTTTAGCTAAATTATTGTTACCAAAATTTAATACTAATTTATCATTATATACATTAAACGGTTGTAATGAATATCCTGCCTTAGCGAATGTTGATGGTGGTGCCGGTAACGGGGGTAACCCAGGAAAAGATGGTAGTGCCGTTCGTATCGTGTTAAAGTATGTTTGTCCTACATATATCGGTGTACCATTCGAATCCTTTCTCCAAAATTCTTTTGTTAGTATACTATCATATATACTTTTTATCTGTTGTACAGTTACTGTAGATGCAAATGTATTTATATATTCTTTAATTTCGAATTCAAATCTTTGTATAGTATCAGGTGTTATTTCAATATCAGCTGACTTAAACCATAATGCGGTTATTGCTGCTTTTGATGCAAATGCATCTAAATACTGTTGTGATGGTGCAACAGTTAACCCAGTAGCAATCGTCCCGCCGATGGTTATAGTGTTGCTATTTGCCGCGCCATTTGTGTACCAATTAGTATCGTTATTTATGCCTAATATATATTGATCGAACGCACTGGATGTTGTATTTGTATAGACTGCCAATGGCGTAGCTAATGATGATGTATATGATGCAAACGATACTGCGTTATTGTCGAAATAAAAGTTTTGTTGATAATGTTCATATCTTCTAACTGAATCATCTATACAATACAGAAAGTTACTATTCCAACTATCTATAAAGTTAGTATACTCTGTTTGAAATTGTGTACTATCGTCATTAACAGGATATAATCGTAATTCTCTTCTAGTTGTTGATATTTCTTTTATGTAAAACGATGATGTATTATAATTTCCTACTTCAGGTTTATACAAATTTGTACCTAATAGATATTGCCCTCGAAGCAGGCCTAATTCTTCCAATATACTGTTTACATCTACATTCAACCTTAGATTAGGCGCTGCTACATTACTACTATACCCCCAATAGTTAGTATTGGCGTAACTAGTTCCAGTTAAATAATTACCGACTAAATCGTATGCGTGTAATTCTAAATTTATTGATGAGTTCGGTAATGTAAGTATATCATAATATGATGATGGTATTAGATCTATTATTCTATCATCATAGTACTTACCAGTATCTGGTAAATTCTGTACTTGTATTAAACTATCGCTGTTTATGAAGGAAAATGACATTACCGTTATTTAGATATAAATATCCCAACATCAATTTTAATATCGGGCTGAACCCTTGGATCTGTTAAATAGTTTTTTATTCTTTCTCTATATCTATCTAGAGCAGCTGTTGTTGGTGCTAAATTTACTCCTTTGAACCATGCTAATACATGCTCTCTATTTAAAGTATCATATGGTGGTGGTAATATTATTATTCCTGCAGTAGGAACTACGGTATAATACACATCATATATCTCAAAAAGTTCCGGTCGATATCTACCATAATATTCAATAAAATTAGAATCACCATTTTGTTCTGATGATTTTATTTGGAATGCTCTGTCATTAATAAACTCGGTATCTACTATGTTAAGTGATGCAGTAGCTCTTGATTCTTGAGCATAATAGTCCCATTTAAAATAATTGCCTGTAGCTAATGTGTTATCCCATATAGATTTTTTTGCATTAAATTTTGCATATTCTCGTAATTCATCCGCAAATTCGTATGCGTTAGCATCGGTTGTTTCGACATTTAGCCCTTTAAACCATCCAAATGAATAATCCCTATTATCTATAATAGCTTGATTTAATTGTCGTATTATTGTTGCTGCCTTTGATCCTGACTGCGTTAGTTTTGGCTGTCCTGTTGAATCTAAAGCAAAAAATTTAAGTTGTGACATAGATTTATCTTATATTAACGAAATATCCGGTTGCTCCTACTGGTGCTATTGTATCACCATTACTATCTTTTAATGGTGTATTTTCTAATCTACCTATAGTTTCATATAACGCTACTAGATCAGCCTGTGTTGCTGTATTATTCAGTACACGCCAAGAAGTATTCCCTATGATAGCATTAATTGTAGCAACATTATCGATATTCATCATTTGTGGTATAGTTAGCCAATATACTATCTTTTTACAATGATGTCTAAATTCGCTCATTGATGTGACAAATGGTCGATTTGAAATTGGATTGATATATGTATAATATGGCCATGGTATATCCCCCCACACTAACGCATTTATTTGACTATCCTTCACATCTAATATTAAAGATCTGTTTGTATTTTGTAGGAAAGTCATTGTCGATTGATTCAATAATGGTGAGAATGTATCTACATCTCCAATATTCTCATCATTAATAAACTGCCCTATAGCACTAATGTCAGTATATGTAAGTGGTTGCGGTGATTGTTGTGGTTGTATTGCATCATCTACAGATGTTAATGGTACTTGTACACCAAAATTTACACCACCACTAAACAATCCGCCAGGCTGCGGTGCGTCGCCTATGGTAGCAGTTATTAACGCTACTTCAGCTCTATATTCAGATATTAATGTTTGTAATTCAGGCGTAAGTGATGGTCCGAAAATTAATTGTATAACCGAATTAAAATCTGCCCATTGTTGTTCAGATGTCCACGCGTCGGTACCTGCACCATATGGGTTTACAGGTTTGTCGACAATTCGTTTAAATGTTTTTCTAGTTCTCCACAAATCAAATTCTACAGGTGTAGGTTCTACTTGAACTAATAAACTAGCACTTAGTGCAGCGTTTAATGCAGTAATCTGTGCTAGTAATGCAGCAACATCTACAGGTGGGGTAAGTATAGGTGGAAATAATTCTAGAAATTCAATATCAACTACCTCTCTGTACTTACCAAATTCAAATAGCTGTGTAACTATAGGAATTGATATAGACTGTGGATTATTATTTTTATCTAATATTAGATACCCTAAATCATTTCTAGGCACTGCAGTGTCACTTTCGGTAACTGCAAACCCTAATTTTCTATAATTTTTGAAACTCATTAGTTAACTATTTTAAATAAATATTCGTCTATAAAATATACTGTACTACTCGATATTATCGACTTAAATTGAAACTTATAGAATCGTTCAGGATATAATACTGATGTAGAAAAATCGAAATAGTTTCCTGCTGTGTTACATGCTAATTTTGTATACTCGCTATAGTCAACAATAACTTCATTAGTATGACCATCAAGTATTCTATAATATGATTGTGTAGGTAACGCATATACAGTACCATATGAAGGATTCTGACTAAATGTTCTTTTTGGATACATCGGTCTTGACTTAACGAATACTCTAACTATTGAATCGGTTGTATATTCTCCCTTAAATCCATCTAAATATATAATAGGTTGATCGTTAATAGATATAGCAGGTAATGATCCAGAATTAAATTGAGTTACATTGTCCCATTGTATAAATAATTGCGGACTATATACAGTATGTGTATCTGAACTATAGAATTGCAGATTTGTACCTGGTAATACTTCTGGTGATAGTATATTTCCTAATCGTACTATAAATCCATTATTAAGATAATTCGATGCTTCCCAATCTTCTACTATTGATGATACATTTACATTCACATCATTATCTTCCTTAAATGTAAATGATTGTGTTGCTTGCGATGCTGTATACCAAGTTCCTCCACCAGGATTGGAATAATATGAACCTGTAGTGCCTATTGGAAAACTACCTGTTGCCCATACTGTACCTACTTCTCCTGCTCTATATGTCCAGGTAGCCCCTCCTGATAATTCTGCATCAGCAAATTTTCCTGTTCCGTTGGTCCAAGAATCTGATATTGCTCCAACAACAATTGAATATTCTAACGGTACCTGTGATGTTTGTACTGTATTTAGTTTTAATGACGCTGACCAAGTTGCATTACTTGCTGTGTGATTAGATACATAATCTAAAGTCTCTAAAATTTCTGATTGGTTAAAGTATATTAACGCTCTAGATTCTGCATAGCTACCTGTGCTATATGCAACCTTTTGTAGTTCTAATATCTCATCTAATCCGGTGTTCTTATTCGGATAATCTTCGTATATTGTAGCGTCTTTATATGGGGTCAATGCTATTATCATAATATTATAGGCTTATTACACGACCTTTTATGTCGTTATTTGGATATTTTATTTCGAAGATACTAGGGTCCATTGATGGATAGATCACACCATTTCTAGTACTACCCCCATCTTGTGTAGACATAGGATAAATATTTTCTGAATATCCTAATTCTTTATTTGCTATATTATTTATTGATACTCTAGGTACAGTTTGTACACCATCCACTCTATCTAATAAAGTATATATTTTTGATATAATAATAGGTTGATTTATTTGCCATTTTTTAATATCAAAATATTGTTTTAATGTATCAATACATTTTATCAATACTTCGTTAGAATTAAATTCCGGTAAAGTTATTATATCAAATTCTATACCGAAATTAATAATGAATGCATCTGTAATATTGATTGCATCTGTTAACATTCTATATGGCGTTAAATAATTCTTTAAGTTTTCTTTAACTGCGTTATTAAGTACTGTTAATGTACCATCTGAATTGTATCCTAAAGTATATAAATTTAATGCTAATGGATTGGCAACTGCTTGATTTGTCTGTTGATTAACCTGCACATCTTGTATAACATAAGCTTTTGATATAGCTCCAAATTTCGGAGGCATAGAATATGCTCTAATTATATAATCTTGATCGGTAACTGCTCTACTTTGTGCGGCAAAAAATGCTAATGTATTATTTCTAACATCATCTTCTGATTCACCATCTTTACCTCCTGATGCAGGATTTGGATTAGTACAAGCAACCGACGCCTTAAGTTGATTTACTAAATTTGCATTTAGTCCAGAATCGTTTATATCAAAATTTAAGTCTATGATCTGATCTAAATCAAAAGCTGGTACGTTGGATTCTATCCCACCACCTGTAGTATACCTAACTGTTAATACTGTATTAGCTGGTGCTAATCCATAACTTTTAGTATACATAAAGTTTGATGGATCTATAGGAAAGTCATACATTAACTGTAAACTTGGTAGTCCGGAACCTACATTATCTGGATTAGGTATTATTTCTTCATCCAAATCAGCAGATATGCCCGCTCCGAATTGTATCTCTAAAGTCCCATCAGTTCTAAATCTTGTAATAAATCGTCTGGCTGTTTTTCTCAATTTCAGCAAATATGGAACTGGTGTATTATATTGTGATAATACCGGGTCATTCTGTACTACATTTGCTATAGTTTCAAATATTGTATCCTGTGCTAAATTTGGAACTTCATACCAATTATTATTATCAGAATCAATAATGTCTACTAGCTCAATAATATTTTCTGTATTCAATAGTATTCTATCGAAACGTTTAGGATCTGTAAATGTGTATGTTGCTGTTTGAATATTGCCTGCAACAGCTTTAACTGATTTCTTTAATAGGTAATATTCAATTTGATTAGTTACATCATTAATTTGATATGCACTCACATTTGCATTAGGATCGTTCTCTAAAGTTTTAAAATTAACAGTCTCTAATGTTCTAAATTCTGCAGTAGATGATTTAGATTTAACCACCATTCCTGATGATATTGTTAGTGCGTAACTCCAATCAGGAACTACAGTACTTCCGCTTACTACCGATGGTAATAATTGAAATACATCTATATCTACCGAACTTGCTATCTTATTTTTTACTTTATAACCTAAAGATTGTGCTAATGAGTATAGATTCGTCTTTTCTTCAGCGGTTACTAATAAAGACTCTTTTATTTGCTTATCAGTATAAAAACTTAGAACATCACCTACATAAGATGACATTTCCAAAAATAACATACCTGGTGATGATTCATTAAAATCGGTATATGTGTTTGGGAAATAGTTCTTTGTAAATTCAATTAAGTTTGTTCTTAATTGAGTAAAGTCTTTTCCTAAATATTTTACATCTGTTGTATTAGCCATTATTCCACAGTTATTGTTGATGGTGTTACTGTTATTGTTATCGGTGTACTAGCTCCATTTTCAGTAACTTGAACTGTTAGACTTATTTGTAATATATGTCCGATAGGTTCAGATTCGTATTTAGAATTTTGAGACACCGTTAATTCATTTATAATTATATACGGCAACCAAAAAGCTATATCTGCGGAAATCCCATCTCGTAATATATTAGGTAGATCTTCAGTATTTTGTTCAAATAATGAATCGTATATGTCAGTACCGAAAGATGGCTGCATATATCTTTCACCTTTTCTAGTAAGTAAAAGATTTTTCAAATTTGAAATAGCTTGTTCTTCTGTTGTATACGATAAGTCAAATAAGTTACCTGTTTTACCAGAAAATGGTAATTTAATACCGACCGCAGTATTCATTGGTCGTATAGCATCATTTGTATTTATAGGTAATATCTGCCTTATTCTTCTGGCCATCTTATTTTATTCCTCGTTTTTTATCAATCGCCTTCATTAATGAACTATAATCTTTAGTTAATGCTTGAGCAACATCAGGAGCTACCTGTTCAATTTGATCAATATTCATACCATCAGGAGCTGCATTTATTATACCTGGAGTATTATGTCCCATAAATGATGCACCATTATATTCCATAGTTGGCCACTCCTCAAATCCAACAGGAGCGCCACCTCTTTGTATTGGGTCTGTCGTTTCTAATAGACTTTGCAGTATTTCGTTTTTAAATTTTTGTGTTTTTGATACAACTGGTTTAGTTTGTACTGGTTGCTGTCTAACTACTGGTTGTTGTGTTCCTTCGGATAATACCCTACTTACCTCAGATCTTACAGCTTTTGTAACTTCCTCTCGAATGATTAGTCGTAGTGCAGATATAAATTCTTTTGATTTCATACTATCGTTTTTAATAATTATTTACTTTGATTGTTTTGTGAATGATATTTGACTTAAGTTATTTTGAAATTGATTTTTTAGTGCAACAATTTTTGGCCATAATGGTGATTGATCTAATGGTGATGATGGGCCAACTGCTGTTATTGCAGTTAATTTACCTATAGCATCTATTAGTTGTTCCATCCAATCTTTCATTTTATTACCCATAATTAATGGCTCATCAGCATTTTTGCCTAATAAAATTTTAGTAGCACTCATTTCAATATTTTTTTGTGCATCTAATGATATAGCATCGGCTGATGACAATCCTATTCCTTTTTTAGCAAATGCTATTATTTCATTTTGTGTTGAATTAAACACTACTCTGCCTGACGATATTAATATTTGCTTACCTCCAAACTTTTGACCTTTATCCCATGAATCTAAACTTTGATTCTTAATCGAATCAGTAACACTTGATCCTGGTGTAAAGTTTAATGCTTGGGTGCTTTGTAATGTAATTATAGAATCATCTTTAGTAAAATCTTCAGTAATAAAATCATTTACTTTATTAGTATTTTGTGTAGGTTTAGATGCTCGTAATATTAACATAGGATCACCCTCTGTACCATCGCCTTTCTGCCAATTAGCATTTTTAGTATATACATTAGTAGATTTTAATGTGCTAGTTAATCTAATACTATTACCGAATCTACCCTCAATTAATACATCACCAACGTAAGGTTGTATAGCTTTTACATTTCTTGATTCAGGAAATTTACTATCTATTTTTGCTTGTTGTTGTTTTTTAGTACTACCTGCTCCGGTAGTTTGATATGATTGAGCATTTCCTCCTCCTTCATTTCTAGTCTCAACTTCATTTACATTAGGTATAGAATTGTGATGTACACTACCTTGAAGATTTATTATTCCTAAATAGTACATTTCTTCATTAGAACTTATACCACTCGCATAACTACCTATAGTACTTAATAATAAGACTGTTTCACCTTCTAGAGGTGGTTGTTTCATATTTGAAAATAACGGTCTTGCAAAAACTTCTCGTTGCGAGCTATACCCATCCAATATTAATGCTGATACATAAAAAGTATTTTCAGGCTTATCATCTTTGTAGTAAGTCTGTTTAACTTTAGCTGGTATCAATTGGAGCGATTCTCCTTTTATATTAAATAGAGACATCTTCTTCTAAATCTTGTTGATATAAATTTATACTCTTTTGTTCGTGTTGTATATTCTGTATGGTATTTGAAACTACCGATTCACTATTTTCAATACTAGAAATTTCGTTTAGTAACTGTCGTTTTTCTTCATCGGTTAATCCATAGTCGCCCATTTCAGGATTTGATTTTGCTGCAGCAGTCATTAGTCGTTGTGCAACAGCAGCCAATTTTACTAGATGCTCATCATTTTTAACTCCTATTTCTAAGTACTCTTTAATTAATGGCACTATTATTGTTGCATCACCTATATTTTTAATCAATGGCTTAAGTTCAGCAATGAGTAGATTAACTTGCCTATCTTTCTTTTTAGAGTTATCATAAATATCTTTTAATATGTCGCTAAAAGATTTACCTTTAAATAGTTCTCCGTGAATGTCCATTTTTATTTATAAATATATTACTTGATAAATATTTTGTTTCTAACTTTCCTGTTTTAGACCAATTAACAAATATATCCTTGTATAACATTTCTACTCGTTTGAGTATTTTCGTTATATCTTGCGTCTTATCTTCACCAGAACGCTCTTTAATTAAAATATATAAGGCTTTCTTATTGAATACCTCAATATTTTCTCTAGTTTTAAATAGTTCTAATATTGAATCTGCTATTAAACATTCGGTTTGTGTTTCAAATAGTCGTACTTTAGTGACTTTAGTATTTTTCTTATTCATAACATCCATTGTAAATTGAGCCATATTCTCCTCAGTAAAATCAATAAATAGATCCATAAATTCTTTATCGTCTTCTAGTTTATTTGCTCTAGAAATTTCGTTTGCTATCTGCCTAGTGTCATCAACAACAAGTAAATCATCTGTGTTTTTTGCAGTATAATAGTTTCCATTATTTTCATTAATTAAATAATTTTTTGCTACTATCGAAAAATAACTAAATGCTTTACCTTTGCCTGCAGTAAATTTATTGATTTTTTCTATTAAATGGGCAACTGTTTCATGCTTTACATCTTCATATGGTATATCAAAATGATAAAACTTAAATCTATGAATTAAATTTTCTGCTAATTTATTAAACGCATATTTTAAATGCTGTTCATATATTTTATTTCGTTCACTATCATCAGAACTAATATTATAGTCTATAATAGCTTGTTCTGTTACATCTGTAAAGTAATATTTACTACTATTCGGGGACGCTTTTCTAGGCATTTTGGTCTGTTTTGTTATATTCTAAAATGAACTGTAATAGTTCTTCGTTTAATTTTTTTATTTCTTTGAATGCGAAACCAACCTCATCATCAGCTTCAAATGACCCTCGTTGATCAATAACTGATAATTGTTCTATAGTTTCTTCCATTTTTAATTTTACATTGATAAGTTTTGACTCTACCAATTGAATAGTTTCTTCGTAATATTCCTCTATAACTTCTTCTCTTCGTATTAGCTTATATATAAAATATGAAGTCGCAATGCTGTATGCGGATAGTATTATAATTGCAGTAATTTCCATAATAAATTAATTAAATAAATCATCAAAAGCTTTTTTCAAATTGTCATCAGCAAGTGGTGTAGTAGTCTTCTTTATAGAAGATTTTACAGTAGCATTGCTATTGCTAGTAACCGGAACAGACCCATTTGTTACTTTCCATCTATCATATTCAATAATTGATGCCATATGATCTGCATGATGCATAATTAATGGTAAACAATTTTTTAATTTTGCATCTGCTGTTCTGGAAATAAAATATGGTTTGTTAGCATCATCATATAAACCATCATGAATCTTAATTGCTAGATATTCGTTCCAGGTAACTGGAATATTATAATGTTGTAGTAAATATAACGACAAATCAGGAACCATTGTAAATGGATTATTAGGATTATGTGTATAGATTTTACCTTGATGTTTTCTATGCCATTCAGAATTATTGAATATATAGATTTCATTACCATTACCAGGAAATCCTACTTTACCTAAGTCATGATGGAATGCTGCAAATACTAATTCCTCTTTAGAGAATCCTGATACATCTACTCCCATTTTTGCCCATAATTCATATAACTCCATAGCACATTTATGTACTCTTATAATATGATCTACATATCCACCTGGGAAGGCATTATGATAATGTTCTACACCGGATGCTGGCATAGATACTATACGATCTTCTAGTTCTTTATACGTATCCAATAAAGAACTAGATCTATCCGGAAATTCTGTTTCTATTAATTCTAGAAACTTATTCCAAT